TGGTTAGTCGTCCGGGAAGGGTGATTCGTTCAGGCATGCTCCTTGAAGATATCGCAAATTTGTACCTCGCATGGACTTTCGGGATAAACCCGACCATCGAGGATGCGAAAGCTTTAGGTACGTCCATTGACGCTTATATTAAGCGCACTGATCATACTAAGCGTTTTCAAGGTTCTCACTATCATGATGGGAATGATTCCCGATCTTCTACATTTGTTCCAACATTTGGAATAACATTGAAGAGTCATGAACGTGTTGCACGCCGCTATTCCTGTAAATATATTTCAGGACATAGATTACAGCTATTGACAGGCAACAATTATGGTCTTGCTGACCATTTCCATTTAGCGCCTACGGATTTCATTCCGATGGCGTGGGAACTGTTGCCGTGGTCATGGCTGTGGGATTACGTGTTTAATATAGGCCCGTTCCTGGAAGATGTATTTCAATCGACCGTGGATACGAGTTACTATAACGTCGAATGTATTAATGAGCGCCGGGTATATCTCTCAGATTTTGAGGTATTGCCAGGACGTGGCTGGGTGATAACCAATAAAAAGGTCGATCCCAGAATTATAACATGCGGTACGTTTACACGTAATAAATTGAATCACCTGCCTGGTAGGATCCTCCGTCTTCGTACACAGTACGAGATAGAGAAAAATCTTACCAACAAAATCGCTAACATAGCAGCGGTCCTGGTGACCCGGCAATCTCGCCTGGGTCGACGACTAGGTCGTTCTGGTTAGTTTCTTTAACTTTATACTATTCACTTAGGAGGCCATTATGGCCGGTTTAGATCTTACAAGCCCCGTTACAGGTGGCGCTCAAACTGGGTTCACATCACCTACTTACCCTTTGGTGACCGATACAGCACCTTCCAATAATGGAAAACAAAGTGCTGTCTCTGGTACACTTGGTGGTACGCAGGTTGGTGTGACAACGCATAGTGCAAGCTCTCCTTTCACTATAACTAGATTTCGTCCGCAACAGCTTAAAACGCTGCCTGCGGCTAATCCGGTTACAGGGGTTATCAAAAATATTCCGAATAATGTCTACAAAGTCATCACTCGGAAGGGAGTTATTCCCGCTTCTGGCATCCCAGCCATACCTATGGCTATAACCACGTCTATACCCGTGCCTGCTGGCGCGGATACTTTTGACGCGGCGAATGTCAGAGCTGCAATATCTGCACACGTAGG